CATCAATAATTGGAGTTTGGTCAATGCTGGTAGAAGACAGCTCACATTTAAATTGAAACACTCGGCCTGTGTAGCGGCCTGTTTCCATTTTTATCCAATCACCAAAGGTTGTATTTAATTCTTGCTCTATCTTGTCTCCATCTTCTAATAAGAGATGATCACTATCCTCTGTATCAAAATCACCAACAGTTGCCGCTACATCGCTAATTCTAAAATAAAGATCTGCATCTGTTTCATCTGCTAACGCTCCATCAAAATCTGTCCATGTATCAACAAAAGCAGTTCTATCATCAATTGTATTATTAGGATATAGACCTCTGGTTGTTAATAACCTTTTAAATACAACACTAAATTTGCCGCCTAAATCTACATAATTAGTAAAGTAGTAAGTGCCTTCTGTTTGTAAATCTCCTAAGAAGTCAAAAGATCCCCATGTGTCTATATTTGCAGTCTTTTCATCAATAAAATCAATTCCATCTAAAACTAATGCGTCATATTCATCGGAATAAAAAACATTATCTCGTTGTCCTTGGAATGGTGGACTGTCTTGGTCTTCTCTTCTTACTGATTGACTTAATCTAGGAAGTGCATCGGCAATGTTAATAATTGCACTAACAGCATTAGTACTTTTACCATTATTTTTATCTTTAAACTTGACAAGATATTCTCCACTAATTAAAGGTAAAACAGCAAAGCTTGTATTTGCTTCCACTTCTCTCAAAAAAGTTGAGTCTTGCCATGTTCCTGTGCCGTCTGTTTTTGATGAATGTCTAATTACAACAGTTAAATCTGAAATATTACCGCCCCAAGATCTGGGTACTTTCCATTCTAAATTTCCTTCGTCGTTAGACGTTGGATGAATACTTACTTGTGTAGGGTCTGGAGGTAGTGGAACTTCAACAGTGACTTCGCTACTTCCACCTGTTGCCGTAGGAAATGGAACTGTGATCAACTGGTAAAGAGGAGCTGATACTCGATTATTAAGTGTCCATTTGGTTCTAACAACAAAGAAAAGTTTATTTCCAGGCTTTAAATTATCAACATTGAAAACACTTGCTTCTGTTTCTGTCTTAACCCAACCATCAACACCTAAATAAGAAACAACAAATAAAGTAGAAGAACCACTTAAGCCTCGATCCCATGTCCATGTAATTCTATTAACAGTATTATTGTTAATTCTTACTTGAGAAAATGACCAATTTAAATTGCGAGGGGGTGCAGGATAACCATTGAAAAAACTAATATTTTCTTCTTCTATTTTTGTTTCATTAGATAGATCATCAACTGCCGCATAAATTGAATCATTAAATTGTGAAGCTGTAATTGTATAAGTTCCATCACCTTGCTCATCAACTGCTAAACATCTAAATTTTTGATTAGCGATGGCTGTTGAGGTATAAGTCCAAACTGCTTGAGATTGTGGTGCTTGTGTAAAAGCTGCTGTTGTTGCAACATTGCCAGAGCCAGAACTAATTGCTTGAGTTTCAACCGTTCCATCAGGCAAAACACAAGATAAATCACCAGAAGTAGGTGCTACTTGATCCAAGGTAATTGCTGTAGTCGTCGCACCTGTGGCAATACGTCCTGACAATCTAGAACCTGCTCTTAATTCATCTGCTATTTCAAAAACTTGACCAGGGAAAACAGCAACGCCTTCAAGTCCAACAGAAAAGCTAACAACTTCTTGATCTAATTCCTCTACTTTCATCATCCATCTTCCTAATCTTCTTGCAGCCCACTTTGATGAACATCCAAACGCTGTAATATCCTTTCTTTGATAACCGTATTTGTTAATTAATGATTGATCTTCAACAAATACAAAATTAGGTTTATAGAAGTTTTCTGGATCATTATATTGAACTTTAATAGATGTACTTCGAGTTTTTAAAGAAGAACCAGAATAATTAAAAAGACCCTCAATTACACTTGAATTGCTATAAAGATGAACAGGTGAAACATCTGTTTTATCTAGATTTCCATGGTCTGCTGCTACTTGAATTGTATTAGACGACCAGAAAATCATGCCTCTAAAAACAGAAGCCAAATCACGGATCAAATTATGTGCAGAATTTTGACTGCCGACAACTGTATTAATTGCAAAGCGTGGTTCTGTTCCATCTGGAGTTGTTACTAACGCATTGGCATATTGAGCTAATGGATATAAATCAACCCAATTTAAAGAACTTTGTTCAATAAAATCACCTGCTCCCCATGTTTTGTTTGTGCAAAGCGCATAAAAAATACAAACAGGGCATGTTGTCCATCGATCAACTAATCGACCATTGAAATTTGTACCTGATGGAAAATCTAAACTTCCATCATCACGAACATTTGCATTTTCTGGTGTTGGAACAAGTAAACCTTTGATTTTATATGCTCTTTTTGGTATTTGAGGAAAGGCTCTAGAAGGTAAGCCCATACCAATTAAAGCTGTATGGTTATAGTTAACATGGTTATGAATCTTTTCAGAAATACTTGTAAGAAAAACCCTGTTACCACGGTCATTAGATAATGGTTTTTTCTTTAATGTTTCATCTTCAAAGTCTGTATATTTTATTTCAAAATCATCCTCACCATTAACTTTTTTCTCTACTTTCACTTCATAAGGTAAATCACTTCTAATACCTATCCAAGGTGTTTGTATTTGATATTCGCTAATGGAAATACCTTCAATATCTTTAGACCAAACCTGTCGCCAGCTTTGCCCTGTCGTTCTTGTGTAGACAAAGAGGCGAATGATTGCATTGAATAATTGACCTTTTGCTAATCCTTCTTTTGCTTTAGAAAATAAAGCTGGAATGGTAAAAGTAAGTTTAATGTCATCAATATATTGGTCTGTTAATGCTTGTATAAGTTGCCCTCCTCCATAATTTCTATCTAATACTGTTTCAATTTCTCCATCGACATTTAATGTTTCACTATAATTTGCTCCTATTTCTTTACCAACAGCTACAACTGTTTGACTATCTATATCATTTTGATTGAAAAATTGAATCTCTTGTTGTGTTCGACCTCCAGGTCTAAAATGTAATTCAATATTGACTTGTTTTGGATCTTCTCCTGGTTGTTCAAGTGTCTCTGTGAAGTTATACTTTCTATCTTCTTCTGTACTATCTTCTGCTTCTATAGATGTTTCATCTAGATAAACACCTTTTTCCCAGTTAACTAATTCCTGTATTGGTCCTTCACAAAGGACATCAATTAATCTAACGATAGAGGTTGATTTTAAAGCCATTAATCTCCTAAGAAGTTGTAACCCATGTAATCAACTCTTAATGTATTTACCAATGGATCACCACCAAAATCAATCAACTTAGCGTAAACAGTATAAGTATCTTTATCTTCTATTTTAGCAAAACTAAATTCTGTTGCCCATCGGTAATCCTGTGTATCTAGTAACATTCCTTGAATTGTAAATTGAGTCGTCCCCACAACTATGTCATCTTTTTTTATAACAATTTGAAATGTAATAAAACCATCAATATAGGTTGATTCTGTTCCAATACCTGCGGCTCTATTATGTAATCCATTATCTAATAAGAAAGCCATCTGAAAACGTGAGGTGTCATACTGATCATCACTAGGACTTTCACCTGTTATTGAACCTAAATCTTTTAATCCATCGGTATCATATTCACTACTTGTTCCACTTAAAGGAATAGAAGTAGCACCTGATGAACTACCTGATCCTGGTGTCCTTAGATAAGTAACAGAATCATCTGTATAAGACCCATCCGCAATGCCTGATGGAGATTTTGTGGGAATTAACTGCTCTGTCCAAGTTTTTAATTTAACTCCAATACTTGCTTTTTCATTTTGAGTAAATGTTGCATCAAGTTTTTCTCCATTAACTCTCATCGTATGTGGCCCTGGTTTTCCGATCCAATCGCTTAGTGGGTCACTTTCATTTGTTACTTCAACTGAGGCTGTAATAGTATGACCTCCTACAATACATTGACCAAAAACTAAAGGAATAATTGCACCGGCTCCAACCGTATTGACAGGCCCACGGTAAGCATAAGATTGAGCATCATCCATTCCTCGAACAGAAGACCTTGGTCCCCTATCACCTGATTGAGATGAACTTCCAATGATATTTAACGGGCCTTCAGGTTGAGGTGAAAGCATTTGAGCAACACCGCCAAGAGCTAAAGCAATACCAGTATTTAAAGCAATGGCCCCTAGTGTTGTCGTCGTAATGCCTACGACAGCCGGACTAGCTAAAGCTAACGAGTTAAACGTCAAACTTGCCCCACCAGTAGCAAACGCCAACCCAATCATTGCTGCACCGATTAAAACTTTTCCAAGACCATTACCACTACCAGCAATGACAGGTGTAATGATCAAATCATTGCTACCAAAAGGCAGCAACATATCCTCTAATTCAAATTCTGCTCCTGCTTGAACGACTTTATATCCAATACCTTTTTCACCTGATTCAATTAATTCCTTTTGAAATTCAGGATGATTAATACATAAAAGCTTTATTGCATCAACAGGCGTACGAAGATTGTAGTACTCATGCACTGCACCGAATTTTTCTTCTAATTCATCTAGGAGTACCACCCGTTGCATATCGAAAAACTGCCTCTGTTCTCCTTACATAGTAAGAGTTAAATGGCTCAATGCAGGATAAAGAATCTTGCTTTTGATGCAAAATCCTTTCATTTGGTAATAATATTGCGGCGTGCATTGCTGTTTGAGTACCTAGCTTCATTATTAGAACGTCATTTACAGCACGATTAATAAAAGAAATTTGCTTAAATCCAATTTTAATTGCTTGATTTAAAAAAATACTTTCACAAGTTTCTAAGCTTTTTGGTCTTTCATATTCAGGTAAAAAGACACCTAATCGTTTGTAATAATCCTTGATTAATCCATAGCAATCTTGACTGCCATATTTCCATTGTCTTCCTAAGAGGGATTGATAGTTAACCATTGATCCTCTGGTATTAAATAAATATACCAAGGTATTTTAAATTGTGAACAAGCCTTGTGATCTGCTGGACTTGCTTCCCCTCCTTTTGGATGAGAATGAATAACTGCTTGAATTTTTCCATTAGCTCTTGCTTTTATATAATCTTTTGGCTCTAAGACAAAATCCTCATCAGGTAAATCTGCAATATTACGACAAGGATAATATGTGTTATTAACCAAGACACCACACGCCTCCTTCGGAGTTTCCTCCAACGCATGTGCCTTTGCGTTACATCTGAAGTCTTGCACCTGGGAAGCCTCCAAATGGCAATGGTTTATCTGCAAAAACAATTACTTGCCCATGCCTGTCTGTCAATCCAAATCTTTTTTTGCAACTTCCGTGACGATGCCCGCAAACATCTTCTGCTTCAGTTGAAACTTCATTGTCATCAATATCAAAATATTTTGTTCCTGTATAACCACAAGCTTCTCCTTTGTATTTAAAAGGGCAATATTCCATAATTTGCCGCTTAGGAAGACGCACATTTGTCAGATCTAATTTTGTTGCTAATTCAAATGAAACAGCATTTAAACTTTCTGAAGCAATTCGATCAATATACCAACAATCATTTTCCTCAAAAATAGCAGTAGGGTCAGCCGTTGCATTTGATCCACCTGTAAAATTAGAAGCGTTCAAAAACTTTTTACAAGTACGAATACGTTGAACTTTTGCACCTAAAGGATTCAGTTGTTTTCCATCACTATTTGTTAATTGAAGTAAAGCAGAAATAGCACTACCAGCATTAGCAATTGTAAATGTAGGTCTTGGTAATGTTCCTGTTGTTGTACGTTTAAATCCATCTATTTCACAAGGAACAGCCGAATAAGTTATTTCTGTACCATCTGAATGTGTTCCAAATTTTATATCTGCATAGAGTTCATTTGTCCCTGCATGATAATAAAAAACAGATGTATTAGAGTCAAGTTCTATTGCACCATTAGTAACCATTGTTGTTACATCTGCATTATTAACATCTTTATATAAATGTAATTGAAATAGTTCTATAACTGCTGATGGCTCAAGACTTTTTATTTGTTCTTGTATTGTTTTTGGAACGATTGCTGTTCTGAAATTAAACTCTGTTTTGTCTGTAATTCCTGCATAAGATTCACTGCCAGAATTGTCAAAAGCAGTTGCATCAATTAATAAATAATATTTTGTATTTCCTTCTAAAACAACACTAGGATTAATTGTAATTGTTGTTGTTCCTGTTCCTGTAACTTGTCCACTTGTTACTGCAATTGTTTCAACAACAGAATCATCTGAATCTTTATAAAGAACAACATTTCCACTTTCTACATCAACCGCTTGATCAAAAACTAAAACAATATTGGTTTCAGTTGAGACACTAATATCAGTATTTAAAGGGGTTGAAGATGCCCTTGTTAAGGTTGGAGCCGTCATGCTTCTGCTACCTGTTGGAAGGTTGCTGTGATTGTTGCTCTGTTTAGATATGGAATACTTTTAGACCAAGAAACACAAATATATTTTTTAGAAGCGGCCTCCCCTGCTGGTTGGTAACTAAAACTTTCAGCCCCGCCTCTTGCGTCAAGAAAAGTTTCTATTTCATCTGAATTTGTTTCAGAGATATTGGCCCAAGTAAACTCGAAAACTTTTAAATCTTGATTAAGTCCGAAAACAGATCTTTGAGAATATCCTGAGCCAAATTGTGCAACCCTGCTTGAAGGCTCACTACTTTTAGAAGTGCCATAACTAGGAGCAACAGTTGTTGGAAAGTCAGCCATGTTTTAAGTGCTTAAGAGTCCCCCCGCCCTACGTTCTTTGACGAGTTGTTGCTGAACTGCTGCCGCAATTGCAACGCCTAACTGTCTTGCATCATTGCCATTAGCCTCCACTTGTGACCCTCTTGCATCTACTGAGATATTAACAATATTATCACCGCCGCTAATACTGTTATTGGGGATAATTGTACCCGCAACTTTAGGAACGAATAGTTCAGGGCCACGCTCTCCTACAACTGAAGCTTTGCCTACTGGTGGCCGTCCTCCATTTGCAAAACCAAGACCTGAGAAGAAGCCTCCAAATGGTGATGCTTTTAAAGCTTGAGTAATTCCTATTCTTAAGAAAGCATCTGCAATATCATTTAAAATACTTGTTGCCATTTCTCCAAGTGTTTTTGTTCCTTTTACTGCTTCAACTAAACTATCTCGGATATTGGTTGTTATAGAATCACCAACTTTTTTATAAGCTTCTTTTAGCTTTTCTGCCTCCTCCTGTTGTTTTTTAGTTGCTGCTGTTGATTCGTCTATAGCTTTTTTGTTGTTGCGTATTTCATCTAATTTCTTTTTCAATGTATTTATTTGATCGTTTAATATTTGATCTTCCTTACTTAATGAATTAATCGAACGCCTATTATTAAAATGTTTTGCAGTTGCTAGTTTTCCTCTTAGTTTTACTTGTTCAAGTAATAATTTTCTTAGAGCTACTAACACCTCGGTTTCCGAGCCTTCTTTTATCAAATTATTATATTTTTTTTGCTCTTCATTTGCTTTAATTAAGGCCGTTGCAATGCCTCCAATAGCTACTGCAATCAATCCAAAGCCTGTTGCTACAGTAGCCATCTTTAGGGCTGCCACTGCAATGGTCATTGTATTAAGTCCGCCTGCTGCTGCTAATGCTCCAATACCAACGGCGTTTAAACCTAAAGAGGCAACTCCTAAAGCTGTAAGCTTGCCAATTAAAAGAGTTAATGCGGCTGTTGCTAGTCCAACAACAACAACAACACCTTTAACAGCTAAAGCAAAAGCCGTAAAAATTGCAACAGTCTTTCCTAGTGGCGATTGTGCAAAAGCTGTAACCGCTTCAACTAATTTTGTTAATGCTTTTGTTCCTGCTAAAACCGCAGGGGTGAATAAATTACCAACAGCTTTGGAAAGTTCTTCTGTTTGATTTGTAAAACTTTTAAAGACAGCCGTTGGATCATTTGCTATTAGTTCCCTTAAACTTTCGCCTCCATCCTCTTCTATTTTCTTTAATGCTCTTATAACAACATCAGAAGTCAATTTACCTTCACTTGCAAACTTTTTAAGTCCTCCAACTGTTGTTCCTAATTCAGCAGCTATTGGTGCAAGCAAAGTTGGAACCTGTTCGGCTAAAGATCTAAATTCATCACCTTGTAAACGACCAGAACCAAGTGCCTGTGCTAATTGCCTGAACGCATTGGAAGACTCTTGCGCTGAAGCCCCTGCCAACAATGCAGCCGTATTAAAACCAAAAAATGTTGTTTTTATTTCATCTAATGAAACCCCTAAAGGTGCTAAACGTGCCGTAATATTTGTAATTCCTTCTAATGCCTCAGTTCCACTTAAATTAAATTTCTTTTGTGCCTCTGTTACAAGATCCAAAGAGCCTGCATAAGTGCCTGAGGCTTTGGTTAAAAGTTTTAGACGTACATCTAATTTTTGAAAACTTGTTGCTTGTTTGACCGTTTGCCTTACAACTGCTGCTGCTCCAATTCCTAAAAACGCATTTCTTAAAACATTAACCGTTCCAGTCAATGCTTGTGTTTTTCTTTGAACCTGCCCTAATGCTCT